GAAGGGATACTATTACCTAATGGCTTAGTACAATTTTACCCTGACCTACATGTAGCCGAGCGTACTAGCAAAGGCCCACAGTTTAAATACATAGGTAACAAAGGACACACCAAAATATACGGCGGTAAACTAGTCGAGAACATATGCCAAGCACTAGCTAAAATTGTGATGGCTGCCCAAATGCTTGAGGTACAGAAACAATACCCTATTCGGTTAACAGTGCACGACTCGATTGTTATTTGCATACGAGAAGATATAGCAATAGTCGAGAAGGCTAAGAAGATAGTTACTAATGCGATGCGCCGGACACCTCCAAGGTTTGAAGGCTTACCACTAAACTGCGACTTAGATGTTGCTAAATACTACGGAGACTGTGATGCCTGATAAGCAGATAAAAGCAATAAGCCCTACCTCATTTTCACACTTTAAAGCATTCGAACAATGCCCTAAGCAGTTCTACCATGTTAGGCATAAGGCCGAGTTTCCTTTTGTTGAGAGCACTGCGATGAAATATGGTAACGATGCACACAAAGTAGCAGAGCTTTACATACGTGACGGTGATGAAATACAGGACAAATTCCTGTACATGAAACCAGTTTTGGACAGCTTAAATGCAAAGAAAGGTGAGAAGCATTGTGAACTTAAACTGGGTATAACCCGTGACTTTGTACCTTGTTCCTATTGGGCTAAAGATATATGGATACGGGGTGTGGTCGATTTACTCATCACTGATAGTGACCACGCATGGGTGATTGACTACAAGACCAGTAAGAATGCCAACTACGCGGATAAGGACCAACTAGAGCTTATGGCACTACTCGTGTTTGCAAGTTATCCTGAAATTCAACGGGTTAGTGGTGGGTTAGTATTTACCAAATGCAATCAACTAGTTAAAGGCCAATACAAGAAAATAAACAAAGCGGAGTTGTGGTCTAAGTGGGTTAAGCGGCATAATGCTATGGTAGACGCACATAAATTAGACGTGTGGCCAACGCGTCCATCAGGGTTATGTAGGGCACATTGCCCTGTTACTGAATGTATACACAATGGAGCAAACAACTAATGCCTAGTAAAAAACGCAATTACAAACGCGACTATGAGTTGCAGAAGTCCAGAGGTGAGCACGAGAATCGAATGGAACGCCAACGTGCTAGACGTGCGATTGATAAACGCGACACTGGCAAGGTGACAGATAAATCACCGAAGCGTAAAGGTAAAGATGTCAGCCATAACAAAGGGCTAAGCCGAGGTGGGAGTAACGCCGACGGTGTTAAATTAGAAGCCCCAAGTAAGAACCGAGCTCGTAACTACAAGAAAAAGAAAAAGTAGGGGTTCCCTACTAAAAGGACACAACGTGGAAATTATTGACAACAAAGCTATCTTGTTGCGGCTTCGCCACCCCGAAAGAATAACCAACCTAATACCCAAGAGCAGGTTAAGAGGTGATAATGAAGTACTCGTACACTGGGGTTTAGATGAAGTACTCGTACTTAAAAACATGGGCATTGATGTACCCTCACCCATTACTGGTAGGTATGCATGGCGCGGTCAGTACAAACCATTTGACCACCAGAAAACCACAGCTGAGTTTCTTACCTTAAACAAACGTGCTTTCTGTTTTAATGAGCAAGGTACAGGTAAAACTGGCGCGGCTATATGGGCGTCTGATTACTTGCTAACACTAGGCAAAATCAACCGCGTGCTAGTTGTGTGCCCTCTATCTATTATGGATTCCGCGTGGCGTGATGACATGTTTAACTTTGCTATGCACCGCACGGTAGAAGTTGCCCACGGCTCTAAACACAAACGCGAGCAAGTACTATCCCTAAACACAGACTATGTAATCATAAACTACGATGGTATCGAAGTCGTGTTTGATGCTATCAGTAAAGGCGGTTTCGACCTTATTATCATAGACGAGGCTACCCACTACAAGAATGCCCGCACAGACCGATGGAAAGTAATGAATAAGTTGGTGTCACCTGATACGTGGGTATGGCAAATGACTGGTACACCCGCTGCACAATCCCCACTTGATGCCCACGGACTAGCTAGACTGTCCAATAAGGATTCTGTACCTAGAAGTTTTAACAACTTTCGTGACCAAGTGATGCTTAAACTGACACAGTTCAAGTGGGTCCCCAAGCATAATTCAAGCGAGGTAGTCCATAGAATACTACAACCCGCTATCCGGTTTACTAAAGAGGAATGTCTCGACCTACCTGAAATGGTTTATGTGACCCGTGACGTTGTGCTATCTAGGCAACAGAGCAAGTATTACAAGGCATTGAAAGATAAACTCGTTATCCAAGCCGCAGGTGAAGAAGTTACAGCGAGTAATGCTGCGATTGCTATGGGTAAACTATTACAAATAGCTTTAGGGGCTACATACACCGATACCAAAGAGGTGCTGCACTTTGACATAGCGGATAGGTACAAAGTACTACGAGAAGTTATAGCGGAGTCCAGTAAAAAAGTGTTAGTGTTCGCCCCTTACAAAAATGTAATCCACCTGATTGCTAACAAGTTAACCGCCGATGGTATTAGCAACCGTATTATATCTGGTGATGTTCCAGCAAGTGAACGGACAGCTATATTTAGGGAGTTCCAGAACACAGATACCCCGCAGGTGTTAGTTATCCAGCCACAATCTGCCGCACATGGTGTTACGCTAACTGCCGCAAATACAATCGTATGGTGGGGGCCAACTAGTTCACTAGAGACATGGGCGCAAGCAAATGCCCGAGTACACAGGGCGGGCCAAGACCACAAGTGCACCGTTGTAAAGTTAAGAGGCTCGCCAGTGGAAAAGCACATATACGCACTGCTTGATAACAGAGTTAACCTCCACACAAAAATTATAGACCTTTACAAACAAATACTTGACTAGCGTAAGTTATGTCACTATATTATATACTTTACAACTAACTGGAGTTACACCATGACAGAGCCCGTTGAAGGACTACCCAACAAACTCACCAGAGTTTTCATAAAGATACGAGATAAGCGCACGGAACTTAAGCAAGCATTTGATTTGGAGAACAAAAAACTAGAGGACCAGCAAGATAAAATAAAGCACGCGTTACTTGCTTACTGTAAGGAACAGGGTGTTGAGAGTACTAAAACTACTTCCGGTACGTTCTACCGCACGACTAAAACCCGTTACTGGTCAAGTGATTGGGCAGACATGCATGAGTTTATAGTCGAGAACAATGTACCTGACTTCTTCGAAAAGCGCCTTAACCAAACAGCGGTTAAAGAGTACATAGAAGAGTTCCCAGATGCACTACCAACTTCGCTTGAACAGACGTCTGAATACCAGATAACGGTCAAACGCCCGACTACTAAACAATCGTGAGGAAAAATAAATAATGCAACCCTACATGGCAATCGCAGCTCTAGCTAAACACTTTTCCGTATCAATATCCACGGTGCGGAACTGGGTTAGGTCTGGGCAAATCCCACCTGACACGTATGTTAAGGTGAGTACCACATACAGGTTTAATGTAGCTAAAGTTGAAGAAGCATTACTGGCTTCAACAACTCGTGATGCAGATTCCCAAAAGCAAATAGCAGCCGCGGGCACAGAGCTTAATCAGTTAGCAGAAGATGATGATGACGATTTACACTCTATACTTGACGACTATGACGAAGACCTATAAGGAATAAAAAATGAGTAATGAATTAGCAAACCTAGCTGGTGCGTTGGCGAACAGTGACCTGTTCAAAGGGCTACTCCAAGAAAATGATAAACTTGCTGGTGGTGGTGGTGATTACAAACGCATTAGCATTAAAGGTAGTAAGTTCCGCATGATGGTTGGTGGTGAACAGATTAGCGTAAATAAAGAAGATAACATAGATATTGTTGTCATTGATGCCGCACCTATTGCACGTACATACTACGATGGTTCTTATGACCCTAAAAACACCACGCCCCCCATTTGTTGGTCCGCCGACACTAAAGTACCTAGCCCAGATGTTGACATCGAGGACCGTCAATCCGATAAATGTTCTACTTGCCCTCAATCTATTAAAGGTAGTGGTCAAGGTGATAGCCGTGCATGTCGTTTTAGCCAGCGTCTGGCTATAGTACTCGCAGATGATTTAGAAACGGTATACCAAATGCAGTTACCCGCAACGTCTATTTTTGGTGGCGCAGAAAATGGGCAGTTACCTATGCAAGCCTACGCTCGGTTTCTAAGCGCAAACAAAGCGCCAGCGATTGCTGTTGTAACTAACATGTATTTTGATACCGAGGCTGAGACACCCAAGTTATTCTTCAAAGCAACAGGGCCACTAACTGAAACCCAGTTAAACACAGTAGTAGAAGTTAGGGGCACTGACGCTGTTAAACTAGCACTGGAAATGACAGTATCACAAACTGACAAGGTTGAAAAAACTGAAGCTAAGTCAAAACCAGAAATAGATGAAGAAGACGCGCCGAAACCAAAAACTAGAACCAGAAAGCCCGCAACTAAGCCAAAAGTAGTTGAACAAGAAGAGGAAC